GCGAGGGTTGTTTATATCTCGTGCGCGTCGGGTTTTCCGCGCCAGAGACGTCCAATCATGCAAAGCAAGAAAGGGCTTGTACGTTTACGCCACGTACCAAACGTTGTCGCAGGTTACAACTCTAGCATACGCGCGGCGCGACCTGCGGTATAAGCCGAATTCATCGAACCCAACACACTGGTCGCGTGGCCAACGACGTATGCCCACTGCTTGCCGAACGAATCCAACTTGGTGAGCACGTCACTGGTCGTATTGCGCGACGCGGAACGCATATCGTTGCCGGATGTAATGCCCTGGTTGAACCGGGGCTGCCACTCATAGGTGACAATAAACCGGACACGAATGCCAGTGGTAGCGGGAAGATTAGCCGCCGTAAGTAGAAGGGCGCCGCATTCATTAAGGTGAGTGGCGGCGATGGTACCGTTAGGGTCGGTGAATGAACCATCACCGTAACCCGGCCGCCACTTGACCTCCGCCATCGTCTCCGGAACTCGAGTGCGCAAGTGACACAAGGGCCGCACAGCGTTAACAGAGGTGACGCCGGCGCCAAAGCCCGTTGCATACTCGGACACAAGTGAACCGGTTGATTGACCCAACGTGACGAAACCCTGACGGTTAAGCTCCGTACCCGGCCACGACACCTGCATACAAGCAGAAACACACCGCACTGCCGACGCCGTAGACTGGAGGAACGCAAGCCCCGGCTGTATGCCGGGAAATGCCGCCAGCGTACCGGTGGTGGAATCAGTGTTGAGTGCGACCGCGAACAGGCCGTTAGGAAACGCGCCGGGGACCCAAGCGAGTACCCCGGCAGTCATGCCGGCGTCGGTGAAAAGGGTCTGCTCATTCTCAAAACGAGCCAGATACCCTCCCTCACCGCCCTGATAAACAGGGTGAGCGAGCTGGCCGTAACACGGGTCGGCAAGGAGCTTAGCCCACGCTGCACCGTCGCGGTCAAGCCCGGCCAAAGGACGGCCTGGCTTGCCACGGCGCGCTGCAGCGCTCTTCTGAGCCGCACGAGCCTGCCCAGTCGCGCGCGCATTCGCAACGACGACTTGGAGGCGTGGTGCGGCTTGCTTACTCTTGCCGCGTGCCATGAAAGGCGTGACGGTGAAATTGTAGCTATTTTGTGTAACCGCGACGTACAGTGTTTAGCAACAGCTACCGGCTCTCTCAGGTTACCGGGACCGCCGGCCGCTTGCGCGGCCGGACTTGACTACGCTGCGGGGTACGCCACACGCGTCACCTCGTACTTACCGGGGATCTCGTCGCCGTCATCGGCTAAAAACCCCAGAGTTACAAGGTCTTCAGGGCTGCGTACTTTCTCTAATCCCGCAAGCCAATCCCTCACAAACGCGGGGTCCCTGTTAACCTCCTGCGCGATTTCGGCTATCACCAAGTCGTAGTCGTCCTTAGAATAGCTGTATGCACCAGCGCGCAATTTTTCGCTCAACTCCGGCGTTGGGTGTTTGCGCAATTTGCGCAAAGCATCCTTCAACCCGTATGCGGCGGTGTACGCGCGCGCAACGCCCTGAACCCACGGCGTATTGCAGTACGCCACATTGAGGCCTGCAATCTTCTCCGCGAGCCCAGCGTTGGCAGTGGTGATAACGGCCAGCTTGGACAGCAACCGTTTGGGAGCCGGGATGGCTGTGCGTGTGTGGGTTGGCGCCACAAATATGAGGTTGAGAAACTTAACGGCTTCAGGACTGGCCAACTTGTCAACTGTAAGCCTGAAGCCCAGTGCGGTGCAGACTGCCTCAAACTCCGCCCAGTACCGTACGGGCACCAGGGCGTCATCGCCTGAGAACATGCCCACGCTGCCGAGGTCGTACGCCCCATCCACGCGCATCTGCGCCACAAGTGCGGGGACCAATAAGTCGTCGGTGTTAACCACGGTAGTATCAGAACATCCGCTGATGTTGAGATCCTGAACCGGCACCTTCTTCTTAAACTTGTCCACCGCACCGTGATGTGGCGACGTTTTGAACGTTAGATAGTTTGTACGCGCTGCCATCAGCAAAGGTTCCAGCTCGGGACCATGAGCCGCAAACACGAGCCGCATCAATGGCTCGTGCACATACATGCGGTGTATGGCACCAGTGCTAGCATCCTTGTCGCTAACGTCAGCACTGACCATGAGGCCATGGGCGCACTGTGCGACCACCCGGTCTGTGAGCTCAGATGCAGTACAACCGGACCCAATGCACGGCAAGAGCTTCAGCCGCTCATAATATGCCTTCGTGAACCGCCCGTACTCCACATTAAACGCCGTATCAACAGTATTGATGATGCGGGGGTTTGGTTTCGGGGTGGCCTCAGTCTTTTGCATAACTGCTGGCTGGGCATCCGGCACGAGCGGAGCGTCCTCACGGAGCATCCGCGCATTACGGGCCTTTTGCAACGGTTTGTCTTGATCTTTGATCACTTGTTCCAAGGGTTTGGGGTCGCATTGTCCAACCTCACGAGCGAGATGCCCGACTGCATCCGCAAGCTCCTCCACGAGACCAAGCGTGATCTCGCGCGGAACTTTCGCCTGAAGGTCTGAGACGCGGTCCATGACGGCAGCCACCGACTCTACGCACTTGGCCGCAACGGAGGCAGGCGGGTTGACGAGAGAAACCGGCGTGTCTTTAACCGGCACCCTCAGACCCGCCGCCTCCGCACCGTCGCCAGGCACGTACCCGACGGGGGTGCGCATGTTGACCACACCCGCACCCGCCGCAGCGGCAGCCAGCGTCACTTCATCAGGTGGGCTTGCGCCGGTCAACCGCTGGCTGACGCTGCTGGCGTCGTGTATACTGACAGGTTGGCCAGCGAGCTGTGCCCGCATGGCCACCGTGTCCACGACTCCACGGTCGAGCTGCAAAGCCCGGCCGTCCTCCCAATCACTGTGACGCACGCTCAGTTTTCCACCCGGCAGCGCAATCATGACTACCGACGTCGGCGTTCCATCCTTGGTGAGGCTGCTCTCACGGGCCCCAACCCAACACCGTGGCCGCGGTGGCACGGTGCCGAATACGAACCGGTACAGAGGAGCGAAAACACACCATGGGAGGTAAACGCTGTACATAGGTACCCAGATGAACACAGCCTGGTTACTGTCAGGCACCCGAACGACAGCCTGCTCATAAGCCACCACACGTTTGCGCAAAGCGTACCATGGGGTGCTCAAGAAAAAGGTATGCAGCTCGGGGTCGGGCAGGGGGTGCTTGTACGTCTCGCCACCAACAACCGTCTCGCAGAGCTCAGAGCGAGCGGTTATATACGCCGTGGACCAACCAGTGGTCCATGCGACCGCCTGGGGAATGACCGAATTAAAGACAATGACCTCGCCCGCATACTCGTCCCAATCACGCGGGGTCAAGTAATAGGCTGTATCAATCGCACTAACTGGCACTCCTCGGGGCCGCGGATCGTCGCGAAACATCTTCCCCATATCAACGGGGGAGCGGATATGGCGACGGCCGATGACGGCCGGGCCAAACATCTCGTCGCGATCGGCATAGCTGATGTCGTAACGTACAATTGCTGCAGTAGGGTCCACCTTCGCGCAGATCGCGTGCACGAATTTGACAACTTGCAGACGTAACGCTGCACCTCCAGCGTGTGGGTTCGCCAAATTGGTCTGTGCCCACTTAGGGCACTTGACTCCGGTGAGCTGCCGACGCAAAGCAGCCCGGGGGTCGTGTTTCCGCGCTATGCGCAAAATCGACGCCCCAAGACCGTGGCGAACGCACATCGTTCCCGCACAGCCCAAAACAACTCCAAGTGGGAGGGCCAACCACCACAAGGAGTGCGGTCCAGGTTCTACGCACAGCCCACCCTGACGCGCGTAATACCACATGGTATAACGCAGCAAACTACGCGGGTCGCGCGCATGGTGGTACCGCCACCACCATCCCGTCATCTGGCATTCGGGAAGCCAGCCCCAAGCGACCGCGCTCTCACGAGGAGCTCGCAGGAAGCCCAAGACTCTGAACCAACCCACGGCTGTGAATAACCACAGCACGCGGGTGGCCCAAGCCACGAGCCCCCACATCTCGCGAAACCGCTGCCCAAAATCCTGG